ATGGCTTCGTTTAGAAAGAGCGGCAATGGTTGGCGCGCTGAGATAGTTAAAAAAGGGCTCAGAGAAAGCGCGACCTTCCCCACCAAAAGAGAGGCCCAAGAATGGGCATCCAAGCGTGAGGCCGAGATTACAGCCATGCGTGCCGGCAAGGTTATCCGCTGGACATTGCACGATGTGTTGGAAAGATACATCACTCAAGTGAGCCCCACCAAGGCCAGTGGAGACAAGGAAATACTCAGGCTGAAAGCCATTCAACGCGACGACATTGCAAAGCTAATTATGCAAGACATCAGCGCACCAGACCTTGCTGCCTGGCGGGACCGGCGTCTGGAGTCGGTGAAACCAGCCTCAGTTCTGCGTGAGATCGGATCGCTGCGTGCCATTTGGAAGCAAGCAAAAAAGGGCGAATGGGGCTATGTTGATCATGACCCTTGGCCAGAGGTGACCAAGCCAGCAGCAAGCAAACCGCGCACGGTGATTTTCGAGGAAGGAGAAGTGGAACGAATTGTCGATGCGCTCGGGTATTACGGTGGCAAACCAGCCAGTCGACGGCAGCAAGCTGCAGTGGCACTTTTGCTATCGCTCGAAACAGCAATGCGCGCAGGTGAGATTATCAGCTTGACCTGGAACAGCATCAGCTATGAGAAGCGCACCGCCTATCTGGCCAGCACCAAAAACAGTGACGATCGGTATGTGCCTTTATCGCGTCGAGCAATCGAATTGCTCAAAGCAATGGAGGGTGTGCACGACGAAAAAGTGTTTGATCTGACATCAGCCCTGCTCGACGTTTATTATCGTTCCGGGCGTGATTTAGCCGGCATTTCTGGCCCTACATTCCATGACGCAAGAGCTACCGCCATTACCAGGCTTTCCAAAAAACTGGATATCTTAGAGCTTGCTCGTATGGTCGGCCACCGCGATCCGCGCAGTCTGATGATCTACTATCGACAATCACCAACAGATATCGCAGCAAAACTAGATTGAACGCAGCCCGCCATAGTGCGGGCTTTTTTTGCGTCCACAGCCTGTAACACCTGTCAAACGGTTAAGTGCTAAATTGCTGTTTTTTTATACAGCAAATCTATGTTCAGGCAAAAGAAACCAGGCATGAGCGCGGAACAGCTCAAAGACATATTAGCGCGACGCGGCAGAGACCCAGAGATCAACATGCTGCTGCGCGAGATCTCGTACATGCGCTGCATCTTGCGCGAGACCGATGAGTTCCTTGTTCTGATTGAAGGCACACCCTGGCACAACGAGCGCAAAGAACGAAAATATGGGGACCTTGCGATTACCGTGCGTCAGCACAAGGCAGTCAAGGAATGGCGCAAGAAGCAGCGCACTGTTGAGCAGCTACGGGCTGCCGACAACTGACCGGGCATATCCCTGCAGCGCCATCAGATCGCCCCGATAGCGGTCAGCGACTCCTGCCAGCTCTGTATATCTTGCTGTGCACAGCTCGACCACGTTACGCAGTTCGGCGGCAATTCTGGCGTTTTCATCCAGCGCACGTCCGGCTCGGGCAGCTTGGGCGGCCGCACGATCGTTGGCGGCTGTGAGCCTGCCGCGCAGCCCGTCAAAATCAGCGCGGGCAGCAGTAGCAGCGCCAGCCGCCACGTCGATCCGCTCTTGGTATTCGGCACGAACATCCTCTACCTCCTTTTGTTTCTGTTGCTCGATCTGCCGCGCCCTGCCCTGGGCATAAGCAACGGCAAGCGCATTTTCAGCCTGCGCCTGGTTGTAGCCCTTCTTGTGTTGGGCTGAGCCATAGAGTTGCAGCCCAATAAGAAGGCCCCCCAATACAGCAGCCCCCGTTACTGCAGACCGGATAGACATATCTGCCTCTCAGCCTCTCGGCGCAATTCCAGCCCGCGCAGTTTCTTGCCACCGGCATACACCCAGCGCGGGAGCTGATTACAGGCTCCGGTCATATCGCCATCCCGCAGCTTGCGCAACAGCGTGGACCCGCCATAGGCGCCAGGCCCCACGTTGTAGACAAAGCTGGCTAGCGACACACGGACGCCGTCGGGCAAAGTCTGTGGCACAGAACGATCCACTACGCCCAAAGCCTTGCGTACCTCTTGCTCCGTCAAAGCATCGCAACGCTCAGGGGTAGCAACATCGCCCAGCTTGACTCCGTGCGTGTAGCCGTCGCAGATAGTCGGGACGCCGACGGGGTCCACATAGGCCACCAGCGAGCGCCCTTCCCAGGCAGCGACCAGCGCTATTGCCGATGCGACGACGCCTGCAGCTATTTTCCCTTTATCCATGACGCCCCCTGCGAAAGCGGTTAACCACCCAATCACAACCGCGGCGGAACTGAGCATTCTTCTGGTAAAGCTCAGTTAGCTTGATTGCGATCAGGATCACAACATAGGCCACCCACAGAATCGGAAGTATTGCGCTGAAGGCAGCGAGCCACCAAGCAAACAACCCGCCTCCTGTGCTGATAGCGAAATTCAGGCCATCGTTATTCATTCGTAAAGTCCTTTGGGGCATGGTGGCCTCCACTTCTTAAGCCGCAATACCGTATTTTTGAATCAAGAACTGTTCAATCGCCTGGCGATACGCTGTGTGTTCAGTCCAGCCTAGATCGATGTTTAGAAGCCCACTGCGACCGTACCAGCCACGGTAGAAACGTCCCTGTGAGATTGCCTTAACCGCTCTTGTAAAGGGGCGTTTATCAGACGGGGCGCTGGCTACCAATACGCCATCTCGGAAAATTCGCAGGCCGTCACGAGTTGAGAATGTCACCATGACCAGCATCAATGCTTCAGTGTCAGTCGGGGTATATGTCAGACGAATTGGAGCGCCTATCGCCCCAGAGTTGAAGTATTCGTATACTTGGATTGCTCGGTTAGCACCGGTGTGCGCAATGCTCAGACCAATTCCCGATTTGGATTCGTCAAGATCATTAATTAGGCTACGTGCCGCTGGCACGTTGGAGGAAAAATCCCCTTTGATGACCGCCCAAAAGGACCAGCTCTGAGGGCTTAGCTCGCCGGAGTCAGAGTCAACCCAGGAGAAGCCATTTGACTGTCCCGCCTGAGAGCGCACAAACTTCTGCCCGTTATCAGGATCAATCTCAATAGTGGGGTTCAATGTGACAGTGACTGTAGACGATCGTCCTGATGCGCGGTTCAGGACGTAGGCCGGGTCAACCTGCATAAACTCTGGGTCAAAATATGATTTCCAGCCAGGTACATGAGCCATAGCTTTCCCGTCCTCGCTCTGAACAATAACGGGCAGCGTGTTATTACCCTGAATGACTACATCATGCAATTTCGTGTATTTGATCATTTCTCTCTCCTGCTCTTTTAAGGCGTCCAAGTAAAGTCGTATTCGCGCTGTCGTCGGAGGTTTTCTTGTTGAACAAGATTCCAGATTAGAATTCTGATGCCCTCCAAGGCATGCCGTTCGCGTTGGTAGGGGAGTGGGCCAAAGCCGGCGCCAGTTTCGGCAGTAAAGGCGTTGAACCCTAGAATGTGCTGCATGTGCTTCGCGCAGCTGCCATCGTAGGAATCCGTAAGCTGAACAATTGGGCTGTTGTCCGCAGGGACAGTTGCGTACTCTCGCTTGTCGTACTCAACCATGTGGTTCAGGCTGTCCAGTGCTACCTGTAGCGTCTCGCCTCGTTCAGTCGCCAGCCAATAGGCGTAGCCCGTGGAAATCAACCCACCTGCGTTATGCGCATCCACAAATCCGCAAGCATCAGCATGGCTAGCAGCCAGGCCCAGTACAGCTTGAGTTTCAGCTTCAGAGGCAGGGCTTGGGCCCTTGTCTCCCATCGCCGTTTCCCATCTGAATGGGTAGTTGCGATTAATATTGACGCCGTTGTGATTGAGGTGACTGTTAGCGTTAAAGCCTGTGGGTGTAACAATCGGAACCACGACGAAATGACATCCCCAGCGGAGCTTGGCGTTTAGTGGATGGTTGCGCCAGTTAACAGCAATCTCACGCATGAGCGTGAAGTTAGTGGCAGCGGCCCATTTTTCATTTCCGTGAGTACCCCCCAAAAGAATGATTTTCGGTTTCGAAATCAAATCTTGATGGTGCGTGTCATACCAGCGAAGGTGATAGTTCGGGGGGATAAACTCATATTGGTATATAGGGTTGCCCAAAGCGTCTTGGCTTAAGAGCGTCCTGGTTATGTAATCGGGGAACTGCGCAACAAGAGCATCGAACTGTTCATACAAGACGGAGTAATGGGACAGATAGGGAACAACATCACGACGATAGAAACTATCTTCTTTGGCGAGTACAGATACGCGACCATGATCATTCCACGCTGTACCAGGAGCCAGGCCGTCAACGTTACTTTGTAGAGATGATGGGTCTAGGCCGCCGCCGATGATCATATTTCCTGCGGCATCCCAACCCATGATGACAACACCCTTTTCGTCGGTGTATGAAAGCACGGGTAGACTTGAGCCAGAGTGAAAATCACTCATCCAGCCTTGAATTAGCATCCCATCACTGTCCACTGCCATTACCGTTTTCCCACTCTCGTCTATATAGCAAGTGCTTGCTGACAGTCCTGGGCGATGAAAATCGGCAGCCCACCCCCTTACGGGTATGCCAAGCTCATCCACCGCCAAGATAGTCTTACCAACCCCATCAATGATGATGGGCGTGCGATTCTCTGGTTTAAGGGGGTGAAAGTCCCCGTCTGTGGGTCCTGGCGTCGAAGCCAGGCGGATAACTGCGTGTATTGCTTCTCTATTGGGATACGTGTCGATATACACCGCAACCCCTGACTGAACCCTGTATAGATCCAAGAACCCCGTTGAATAGTGAGACGGCGTGGTAGCGAAACGCCCCTCTGCCACAGGGGGGAATCCGTCACCGCCATTGATGATGGTATTTGTGTCTGGATATAGGCCGGACGCTAGAGTTGCAGCATCGGCAGCGGCCTCGGCACGATTTGCATCTAAGGCCGCTTGTTGAGCAGCCTCCGTCGATTTCCTAGTTGCCTCACCAACAGCGGCATCAAGGTCGCTCAAATCAAGCTGACCCAAGATGTCATCTTGAGTCCAAAGCAAGACATCGAATTGGTCTTTCAGGACAAATGTATATAGCTCGTTTCCGGTCAGATAAAGAACCGCCGAGCCATTTGCGTCAAGAATGACCGGGTTTGTGTTTGCCGCGCTGCCAGAGGCATCACGATAAGTGGCTTTTGGGGTGGTACTTTTATTCGCGAACGTATAAAGACGAGCACCAACCAAGGGAGTGCCCTTGTCGTCCAACGCCACAAATCTGGGGCTAACGTAGGATGCAGGCATGGCATTGATCCAAAAAAAATGCCCCGCACATGGCGAGGCAGTTTGTGTTCGATCGGATATGCTCTATGGGCAATCCGGGTTAAAATTCACGCATGCTTGATTCAGGTCGACCGGCGTGGAACAAGAAAAAGCCCCGCAGATTGCAGTCTGACGGGGCTTTATTTTTCTAAACTTAATGCCCCAAAAGGGGCGGAGTTTCTATGAACGACGAACAGATGTTGAGAATTGCCGTAGGTGGCGCGATTGTTAGCGGCCTTCCATTTGCGTCTCTACTGATTAAGCATCTGATTAGCAAGTGGTGCGGCAACGAACGGTGCAGGGACGAGTCCTTGCGATATTGCCTCGGCTACGCGTGGGGCAAACTGAGGGCGGCGGGCAAGCGCAGCCGCAGCTAAGCGATTTATCGCTGGCAAGTACGGCGCACTTGCTGCACCCAAGCCAAGAGCCGACATTGGGCTGACAATAGCCGCGCCGCCAGACAACAAAAGCCGGTCAGCCGTCCCGCTATTTGGGACAGTCCCTTGCATCACTCCCTTTGCGGCATCAGATAGATCCTGCATCAATGCATCACCCCGAGCGAACGCCCCTTTTCTTGCGCTTCTATCAGAGGCGCGAACTGCGCTTGATAGCTGCGCTGGCGTGAATACACCGTCAGTCGCGCCCGACCCGCCAGCTGCACGCTGGATGCGGGTCAACATTGCATAAGACTGGTTAATGCGCCCAAGTTCGCTGGCCACGTCTGGGTTTGTCCGCTGCAGCGCCTCCCTCATTGAACGCTGTAACTCAGATAGAGCTGTGCCGAGCTGCCGCTCACCTGCCGCTCCTGAGTGCAAGTAATCTTGGGCCAACCGACCCAGCTCGCTCTCAATATCCTTGAAGTTACGACCGGTGGCTACGCCCTGAGGGGTCAAGCGGCTGCCCACTTGAGTGCGAACGATATTCTCAAATTGCTGCGCCTGGGCTGGGGGCATTGAGGCCGCCATCTGCTGCAACTGCCCAAGCTCGCGGGCAAACTGCCCGTCTGCCCGGAAGGTAACTCGGGGCAGAACATCGTCATACGCCTGACTGATGATGCTGTTTGCTTGGCGTACACCTTCCCGGCCAGTTGCGTTGACAGTCTGCCCCAAGGGCTTAACCACCCTATTCAAAGCTGCCTCATTCAGTTCCTCAATGCCACGATTACGGGCGCTACGGATAGCGTCACCCAAGATCGGGACCGACATAGCCTTGTCCTCGACTTGACGGGCTGTACCGCCCATAATCTGGCCCGGCGTGGGAACAACCCCCTCATCGAGCAGTGTCTGTACCTGCGGATTGGTAGAGGCTCGTGGACTTACCAAGCGTGCGAGTGCGTTACCGACACCAGCAACAGCGCCCCCGGCAGCCGCGCCGGTTCCCATCTGGAATAACTTGTTCTCAGCGTATGGGCCTTCCGTCACTGGCTGTAGGCCGCCAAATAGCGCCCCTTGACCAGCACCTACAGCCACCCTACCTAAACCGGTAGCGGCAGCAGGAGCAGCGCCCGACATAGGAAGTGTCCCAGCCACGTTACCAGCCAGCCGCCACCAGTCCATGCCCTCCTGACCGGTTGCGCGTCGCGCCTCTTGATATTGCTGCTCGTCCTGTGCAACCCGCTGATTCATTTGGTCAGCAGTCGCACGCCGAATACCAATAGCTTCAGTGACAGGGCCAATGACAGGAAGGTCATTAATCGACTGCACTCCAGAATTGACCGTATCCACCAGCGACTCAGGCAATGAGTTAACCAGCATCTGCGCGCCGCCTGTTACTAGGTCAGATGCTCCTTGCAGAAACCGGCCTGGAGCACTGGCACGTATCTGCTGATCGAAAGTCGCTGGCTCTTCATGGGCCATGTTGATGGTCATCGGCTCGCCAGTGGCGGCATTTTCGGCCTCAGCCACGGGCAGAGACTCCCACCAGTTGCCACTCCCTCCTGCATACTGGTTTTCCTGGTTTACATGCAGTTGGTTCGCATAACGCGTGGCTTCTTCTGGCGTATCAAACACGCCCAGATGCTGCCCAGTCTGCTGGAACTGCTTGATAGCGTCCTCATCAGACAGGATGCCGCTGCCATCTGCCGCAACGGTTGGGATTAAGTATTCTTTGCCATCAAAGTTGACGGATATTGAGCGGACAGTGCTAATCGATCCATCAGGATTGTGCACCACCGGCCTATTGTTCAAGTCGACGTTTCCTGGGGTCTGGCTGCCATTCTCGGCGGCAAGCGGCATTGCATCCCACCAATTGCCATTCGAGACGGGCGCGGCCTGTGCAGCAGGAATGAGCGCGTTTGCGGCGCGTTCAAAGAATCCAGGCTCGTCTTGTTGCTGCGGCAAACGGGCGACTACCTGGTCCGCATACTGGAAAGTATCTGGCGCATTTGGATTACGTGGGTCACGTCGCGCCTTTCCTGACTGCGCTGCCTTAATGGCACCGGGGCCGCCGTAATAGCCAACGGCGGCCATCCTCGGATCACCACCGCCCAAATCCTGCATCTGCTTCAAATACCGGATACCGGCACGCGCATTCTGAATTGGGTCGTTGATATCCCATCCTTTATCAGCAACGCTGGAGAACGTGCTGGGGATGATCTGCATACCACCCACAGCACCGGCATTTGATGTTTTCGTGTTCTTCCCGCTACTGGACTCTTGGTGGTAAACGGAGCGGGCAAGATCAGCCAGAGGCCCAGATACTCCCTCTTGTGAAAGAGCGGCGTCCATAGGCGTAGCGGCAGGGAGGTCATTCCACCAGTTTTTCATTAGGGCACCGTTCTTAATGAGCCATCAGGGACGCGAACTACAGTGCCAGAGGGCAGGCCTTGTAATTGCTGAGGATTGCTGATCAGCGGGATTCCATCATTGCTTGCTTGAGCAGGTTGCTGTGTTACTGGCGATTGAGTACCAACTTCCTCAGCGTTTGACTGCTGAACCGCGTCAAGCCAGTTTTGGTAATGCTGCTTGATCTGAAGCAGGTTCTGTCGCAGCACCTTATCATCCAGCCCTTGATCTAACGATGCGATCGTGGATTGAAGCGCCATCAACTCCTGGACAGCCACCGATCCCAAAGCCCCACCAGTCGGTGATGCTTCCCGCATAGCCTGGAGTTCAGCAAACCCAAGGTTGGCCTTAATCGTGTCGAGTGCGCTGCGCAATGCTCTGGCGTCCGTGCCACCAACGGATGCCATTGTGTCAGCGCCCATCCCGGTAGACCAAAATCCGATTTTGTCGATAGCCTCATCAACTTTGCTCATGACGCGATTGGCTTGAGAAATGGCGGCCTTCTGGCGCTCTGCCGTCTTCTTGCCAAGCTCGCCAGCTTTAATATCAGCCGGACCGCCAGGAATAGCCACCAATGAAGATCCATCATCAGAGTATCGATAACCAGTCGGCGGCTTTGCTCCAGACGTCTCAACATTGGACTTCTTGATATCGTGCTGCAGACGCTGCTGCTGCAGATCCAGTCCTCGCTCCTTATAGAAGTTGTCGATCTGCTGCTGGGCCGTCAGCGTCTGCTGGCGAGTCTGCTGCACCCAGTTCGGGTCATACTGAGCTGGCACTCCATCAAGCGGGATGCCATAAGCCTGAGCCTGTTGGCGCGCTGCTTGGAAGCTCTGTTCGTCGGTTACGCCGCCAACCAAGCGGCCAACCAGCTCCAGCTGGGTTTTGGCTTGGTTGAGCTGCGCCATCTGCGCATCGGACAAGGCCTTTTGTTGGCCCTGGATGGCCTTGGAGTAGCCCAGCGCCTGATCTGGAGCCACGCGGCCAATCTCCGGCATCATGGCCGGGTTGATCCCGCCTGCGCTGTTGTAGAAATCTGGGCGCTGGGACAGCTCCATCAGAGCATTACGCTGTTGAAGCGCCTGACCGCGCTGGTCCAAGTCCATTTCCGCGCCGCGCACAGCCAGGGCCGCGAGCTTGTTCTGCGCTGGCGAGTTGATCTGTGGCGCCTGAAACGCCAAGGGGATACGAGAATCAAGCGATGCCATGTCGGCTCCTAGCTAAAGTACTGTGCAAGGGCATTCGTGACGCCACCCAGCGCCCCACCCCATGCATTGGCTGAGCCAATTTTCCCTGCGGCTGCAGCATTTCCAGCCTGCAATTGGATGTTTCCAATATTGGTCGCGGCGTTTTGCCCCATCTGGGCCAGCTGATTGGTGGCCTGCTGCCCTGTGCCTGCGACACCAGACAGTCGGTTAAAGATGTTGGTCTGGTCGTTGTTCCAGCGGTTGTATGCGTTCCCGAACTCTTGGGAAGCCAGGCCAGAATTAAATTCGTTCAGGTCCTTCAAAGCGCGACCAGAGTCATACCTGCCAGCCGCAGCAGCCGCTCTGTTAATGGCCTGCTCCCCCTGCTGCAAGCGGAACTGGTAGCCAGGGTCCTCAAGGTAATCATCCATCGTGAACCGGCGCAGCAAGCTGCCGAATGCTGGGTCTGACTCGGCCGCCTTGCGGGCTGCTGCTTCGGCGGCCTGTTGTTGGGCCTGCTGCTCCTGGAGGCGCTGCTGAACTGCCGCATTCAAGCCAGCTTCATCCACCCGAGATGCTGTACTTTGCCCGCCACTAAAAAGCACCTGCCGACCAGTATCTTGGTCATTCCCAGTGCCGTCATACACAGTGACATACTGGGGTCTGTTGTTAAAGCTGGAGCCGCCCGATGGTGCTTGGCTCGTAAATTGCGGGGTGAGCTGCTCTCGGATCTGAGCCTCAGTCAGCCAGTTCTGGGACTGACCGCCACCAGCACCGCCTCCATACCCCCCGATACCCATCAAGTACCCAAGCTGATTGAGGGCAGCACCGCCCATATCACGCCAAGGAGCCATGTCCTCACGGGTTTGATCGTACTGTCGACGCTGTTCTTCGGTCGCCCGGTCGGCTGCCTGCTGCTGAGTTCGGGCTGCATCTTTTGACGCATCGGCCCCCATCATGCCGCCGATGATCCCGCCCACCGCTCCAATTGCTGAGCCAGCCATGTCAATCTCCTTGTGGCACGGTGAAGGTGCCATCTTCAATTTGAATCAGCCCGTCCCCTACATGTATTTGCAGCGGGGCTTCAGAAACCACTTTCAGCTGACAGTAGCCAGCCAGTTGGGCCCATCGGTTGTACGTGTGTAAGCCCTTAACCACATTTCCACAAAGAATCATGGCTGTGGTCGCTCCCACGTATCGGTCATGCGCCGGATCATCCTCGTGTCCTGGTGGGCTGCCGCGCTGTTGCTCCAATCGCTTGTGGAACCACTGGCCGATCTCTGGCAGCATTGGCGACGTCTGCACCCATCGGTGGTAATCGAGCCGGTAGTACTTCATGTGGCCCCACTCGGGGCGATCAGCCTGCTCGAACAAGAACTGGAACCCGCAGGCCTCCGCTAAACGAATCGCTGCTTTGTTCTTCGCCTGGATACGCGTCACGATCTCCATGCAGTCCGTCTTTGTGAACACCTCGAATACTGAGAACTGAGAGGCGTCCAGTGCGTGCTTGTTTCGCCCCTCCGGCAGAAACTGCGTGTGCACTTCATAGATTCCAGGTGCGTACCATGTGTACAGGTGCCCACCATGCTCGCCAAACAACGCAATATTCCGCAGATCAGCCAGAAACGGGGCCGGGTCTATTTCATCGGGCCCCGGACCAATATGCGGCCGTACACTTGGGTGATTCATGACGCGAGCAACGGCTGCAACGTCAAACGTACGCTCAAGCAATGGTTTCATAGCCAGACGCCACCAAGGAGATAGCCCCAGCAGCAGATGCCGCCGCCTGTATAGTTCCCAATGGGTGAATAGTCTGCGCAATACCTTCGCCAATCACCCTGGATTCGCCAGGGGCAAGATTTCGCTTCCACAGAACGGCATTCGCTGCCTCTGGGGTGGACTCTGCTGGAACGAGATACACGGTCAGGTCAACGACAGCATTGGATGTATTGGTTGCCGTCATCGCGCTAATCGTTGTGTAGATTCGCTCTTGCGCGATATAGAGCTCGACAACGCTATCACCTACCAGCGCGCCATCAATCAAGCGTTTTGGTTCTCGTCGCATGTATCACCTCGGGATAAGTGTCAACGTGGGCGCTGCCGTGTATTCCACAGTCAGGACATCGCCCAGGTTCATTTCAATCAGTTTCGTGCCGGTCACGTCTAAATCGATACCGGCACGGGAATAGGTAAGTAAGTCGGCCGAGCCGTCTATATGCACTGCACAGCGCCTATCGGCAGTAATCATTACTGGCGAAGCGTTCGCAACCATGGACAGAAAAGGCAGTGGGCTGCCATCAGCCACGTAGAGTTGAGATACAGTCGCTTCAGGATTTTTGTCTGCGCTTGCAGGCTGAATTACCGGATCGCACGGCAACCCATCGGCTGCATTACCCGAAATCGAAGCGAGAATGACCTCCCTGCCCCATGCCTCGACATCACCGCCCATCCCAGACATCTGCGCGACGGTCTCTCCTGACATGAATGACTCTGCGCCATCCACATCCGGCACAGTTCCCATAATCGACTCATACAGGATGTCCCCCAGGCCAGGAACGTCACTGGAGGGGCCGCCGAGCCGTTGCAACACATCACGCAGGGCGCGGAAAAACTCAGGCGTCATGTAAACGTCCTGCCCGCGACCGCCAATATTTACTTTCCCAATAGCGATTCGTTGTGGGAATAAAGCAAGCGGGTTAATCATGACTCGCCAGCCTCCCCCATCATTACCGCGCCAAGGACCACAGCATTAACGGGGTCTGTAACGGATATTTCCCAGACCCTTGCGCGACCACTTCCAAGCCGGTTCCAGATACAGCGCGCACCGTACTGCCCCAAGCGCCCCATGCTGGCTACTCGCGTATTACTCCATGTGTGACCACCATCGTTCGACCAGCGAAGCATCATGCAAGGATCACTGCCTTGGCCGGTCACAAGTCCAACCCCGGCTTGCAGATCAACCTGCAGCGACGAGAAGAAGACGCGCCTTAACTCTGCATCTTCCGCGTAAGTGGATCGCACCCGCCTGATCGTCCTGCCGTTATCCGTATAAACATCAGGATCCAGGACAAACAGATCGCCTGTCTCCCAATCTCCCACAACATGGTCGCGGCCCAGCATGAAATGAACATTCGATCGGTGCCGGTGGAATGAGCCTCTGGCTTCATTGAAAGCCAGCCACTCATGCCAGTAATTGCCGTTGATGTTGTAAACCCATGTGCGGTCTGCTGAGGGGAAATGCAGCACATACCAGGCGCTGCCGCCCATCTGGTAGGTATAGGCCACAGCATCATCGATGCGGCCGTACTGGCGAATTTCCCACTCAAGCGCATGCGTTGAAACGCGCACCGGACTGTACCCGTCCATGCGCCACACTACACCGTCACCTGATCGGTCCTTACCAAGCCACAGCAATTCCCCCTTCATCTTGCAGAGCGAGGCCACGGCTGCGCATCCAGTCTCACCAAAGGCATTCCCAGTGCGCTCAATAGGGAAAGTCGTATTGCCGGTGTTTATCCAGATCTCAAATGAGTTTTCCCCCATCAAGATCAGCTCGCGGTGATTGACGATGCCGGCAATCAGAGGATCTGGGTCACCTTCGGCATTGGCGTACTCAGTACCGGCCCACCCCTTACCGTCTGCAACATCAGAGATATAGAATCGTCCTGACCCATCCCCGCCCACAACAAAGTAGCGGTCAAGGTATTGCGCCCACGTAACACCGGATGGAAAATCGACATCTTCAATTTTCTCTACTTCGTTTTCATCCACTCTGACGATGTAACCGGCATCCCCATCAACGATAATCACCTGCTCGCCGTTGTAGGCCAGTCCTACCGGTCCCTTGCTTGTGCCGATGCTTCCAGCCTTTGCCGTGGTGAAGCCAGGAGAAACCCGAAACACTTCAGAGCCGGACACAACGTACACATGGCCGCCGTTCACTTCGACAGCGCCGCGCACCGGTCCCGTGCCGATCTTCACGCCAAGACGCAGGCCAGGCGTCGGATACAGCGTGTATTCCGTCTTGCCGCCCTGCTCCGTGGCTTCCACATACCAGTTGATCAGGCGCTGAGCGGATTGGTTGGGGCTACGGGTTAGGTAGGCTGGGCCGACAAATGGGATACGCATGCGCGTCATGTCCCGCTCCTGAAACCAAGCCAGCCGTCTGACCGACCGGATGCTAAAGCCGCATCGAACACAGCATCAACAGGCGCGATGTTGTTCCGTTTGATAGAAGCAACTGCTTCGATTGCCAGGCCAACCAGTCCTTCCGGAACTGCGCGCTGGAATTCCACACATAGATCAACCGCAAGTGTCAAAAACAGAGCACGCTCGTACCCTGGCGGCAGCTCCAGCTCGTCAGCCGGTGCCAGCAAGCGCTCAAACTGCCGAGCAACCGTCAGATGCAACTCTGACCCAGCATCCGGAACAGGCCATAAGAAAACAGTGGAATTAGGCATGCCAGGCGAGAACGCTAGCATCTCAGGCCGTCCGGCTGACTGCTTGTCAGGCACAGAGCTATAGAACTCCAGGCTGACAATGCTGATTGGCGTATCCAGCCCGCTAAACCGGGTGAATGCCTCCAGAATTGGCTGAGCCGGGCGGTCTGTCACAACATCGCCAGACGGACCAATTGTGAAGGATGGGGTGCCGGTGGGATTAACGACTTCAACCCTCCGCTGAAACACAGACAACGAATCAATCGACCATTGCTCAAGAATGCCATTCAAGATGGCGAGCGCGTCCATCGTTTCATCAGCAGCAGGCGTTTCACCGGCAGCCAATATTCCAGCGCGCCGCATAGCCCGAGCGATCAGGTCCATTGCTTTCGTCATCTATGCCTCGTTGGCCGGTGTTGCGGGCTGTTTGGTGGTTTTCGGCTTGTTGGCCGGTGTTGCGGGCTGGTCCCCATAATCGTGCCAACCCTGCTTGCGATGCTCGACCTCGGCGTCAGCAGAATCCACGGTTGTGAATTCTTCACCTCGGTAGAGCGCCTTGGGGAATTCTTGAAAAGACATGAAGATCTCCATGGGTGGGCCAAGCCTAAGCCTGGCCCTTGCCTTGGTTACTCAGTGATGCGAGAGGCATGGATGCCGCGGACAGTGGCAAAACCGTACAGAACGTCAATACGGGTTGCTTCACGGTCGTTGGTAAAGTCGCCGCCAGTCATCACGCGGACGCTGAAACCATTGGGCAGCTTGGCGGTATAGCCTTCGCAGCCCGGCAGAACATCCAGCGGCACCATGGCGGTGGTGAACGCGTCGCGGTGGAACATCAAGTTCTGGCGATATGCAGCGCCGGCTGTGCCAGCAAAGGTCAATGCCGCGCTATTGGCAGGAAGCGCCGACACAGTTTTGTTAGGCATCGCTGCCTTCAAAGCTGGGTAGATGCCGATAGAGCCAGTCGCGCCGGCTGCTGTGAAGTCAGCCGTCACCACAAACTGCTGGAGGTGGGCGTATGGCAGACCGGTAAGTGGATGGGTCGCATACACGCCAGCAATGGTGAACACCGAGCCTTTGGTGATGGTGTCGCCAGAAGCCAGGCCGCCGATGGTCAATTGCATACCGGTCTGGCTCGCGCCGGAAACGGTAATGCCGGCCACCTTGGAGCCGTTCGTATGAATCGGGCAGGACTGATGCTCGTAGAAATCAGCACCCTGGGCCTCGCCAATGCTGCCGCGCAGGAAACCACGGTCAATTTCCTTCTTGGCATGGAACAGCGCCTTGGAGGAATCCACCAGCTCCAAGTTGGCATCAGAGCTGAATACCGTGCTGCGGTCGCTGGCAGGTGTCAGGTAATGCTGCAGCTTGCTACGTGCCTGGCCGTATACCTTCATTTGCGTAGGCACAGAGCCAGGAGTGCCCACCAGATTGGGAACACCCGCATAAGCGCGTTGCAGCAAATCGGCTTCGACCACGGACGATAGCGTTTGGATCGCTGGGCGCAGGTAGCGCTCTTTGAACTCGGACAGATCCAGCTTCTTCTGGGCCGAGCCAAACTGAATGCCGGTGTGTTTCTGCGTATCCACGGTCAGAGACACATCACGCTCACCGAAGTCGTCCGGGGTTTGGCCCTCAGCGAATACCGCGCCACTATAAACGGTGGGTACAGGAGGAATCTTGATGCGAACAGTGTCGCCTTTCTTGAAGCCCTGGGTGACTGCGCCAAATTCTTCTTGGCGGCCTTTGTTGATGTTGGCGATGAAAGGCGCTTCTTCCAAGAACATCTTGGCAGATTCACGGGCGATCATCTGGTGAGTGAGTACATTACTGGTTGCCATGATGGCTCCTTGAGATTAAGACTTTCGTTGCGATGCCCACCACTCAGCATCCGTCATTGCCTCGGCCGGTTTCGAGAACTGGCCGGTAGCACTACGGTTAGGCTGGATAGGGGCTGGGGCTTTCGTTGCGGGCTTAACATCTGGCTTTGCAGATGAGTCCGGCTGGCTGTTGGATTTATCGACCAGGCTCTGTTCGATCTTGATCAGGTGGCGCATCTGTTGGCGTGGCGTCATTTCTGCCAGCTCAGCGGCCTCGTCGGGGTTGCTCCCCAGGTGATACAAAATCGCAGCCGGGTCATCGGCGTCCAAAATAACGTGAAGAACTTGAGCTGGGCGCCCTTGCTGGTCAAACAGCGGCAATTCCTGCGCCAATTCACTGATCTTGTCGCGGAAGTCCGTGTATTGGGCCTCTGCGGTTCGGACCAGGTCATCGCAGCGAGCATTGAAGCGTTCCTGCTCGAGAACTTCTTTTGCTTGCTGTCGGAGATCGGATGGCGTGGGCTGATCGGCGGCTGCCTGCTGGTCATCTGCAACGCCTTGGTGGCGTGCGAGCTCTGCCTGCAACTGCTGAATCTGGGCCTGCGACTGGTACTTGCTGCGCGTCAATCGATCGATGCGGCGCTGTTGGCGCTGCAGTTCGATCTCTTGCGGTGTCAGTCGCGGCTTCTTGTCCTCGCCTTCCTGTTGACCGTCTTGCGTTTGCTGATCGACCTGCGGTTGCTGGTCGTCGCCCTGCGGTTGGCCAATCTCCTGACCTGGTGTGATGTCATCGGAGTCAGTTTGCGGCTGTTGGTCTGCTTGGTTCATTACTCAATCCTCATCGGGTCGTCATCCGGAATGGGCGCGCCGGAAGTCGCGAACGGTGCGCCTAATGGCGCGGATACTGGTGCTTCAGGCATTAAAAAACCCGCTGGAGGCGGGCTTGATGACTGAATGGGTTGCGCAGGTACGGTCTGTGGCGGTGGGCTTTCTGGCCCGTTGCGATATGCAGCCGCGGTAAGCTGTGGCGGCGGTGTCATGCTTTGCAAAAGCATCTGCACCATGCCTTTGAGTTCTTCCACATCCTGGCGGCTTTGGGCATTAATCTGCGCCACAGCTACGCGGCTATCTGCGTCGATCTTGGCTTTCGTTAGGCCGCTTTTGGCTTCCTGCAGTTGTTGCTGCGCCTGTTCCAGCGCCTGTTGCATTTCCATCATCTGCGCCTGGATCTGAGGCGGAATTTCCTGGCCTTCATCTTCCTGGCCAACAATCTGCGGCGGAATGGTTCGCTTGAGACGTTCAGCGATGTCATCCGCGCCAGGCCAGTCCATGCTTCCAACCACCAAATCGCCAGCGGCCTGCATCAAAGGTGGGTAGGCCTGCGCAAGCTGGCTCATTCCCTCAGCTGCCTCTTGACGCTGTGTCGTATAGCTTGGCCCAGCCGTAACCGTCACATCGTATTTGCCAATGCTTAGGTCATTCAGGATGCGCTCAACGCCGGTCTCCGGGTCGAGCTCAGGCTGATTTACCGGTGCAGACGACATGCTTTCATCCTCGCCACGGATACGCACAACGCGGGGCGTATCGTAGATGCGGGGAATCATATTGATAATGCATCGGCCTGCGTGGCGCACCGAACGGTTCAGGTTATCGGTAAAGTGAAAATTACTTAGATCACCTTCTCGCTGACGTGCCAAGATTGCGCGGCCACTTGTCTCATTCCCACGGGCTCCCAGGCTGGCATCGTGAATGCCTGTAGTTGCCTTAATGTCGTCAGCAGCGTGCGACAACATTGCCAGAGCACCCATTGGGATGTCTGCCATTGCCTGGCGTTGAGGTGCTGGCGCTATCTGTCCGTTAACGGTGACTGGTTTGTACTGGATGTATGGATAGCTGCGGGCATTCGCGGTGGCCCACTTGGCTTTATCTACCTCGAACTGCCCCTCTGCCCCGATGAACGGGATCTTCGGACGCAGCGCCACTTCTTCAGTGGCTGATGTGATCCAGTAGTTGTACATCTGGCTCGGGTCTTTGGCATCACGCACCATGCCCTTGCGCACAACTTTGCCGCCTACGTCCAGCTCTTCTCCGTAGACGGGGAATACTGGGATCCAGTCACATGGGACCTCAGACTCTGCCAATACATCGCAGCCCGTAATCTTTGCCCAACGGATAGTTTTCCGCGTGGTCTCACGTTCAGCCACAATCTGCAGCCCAGCGAGAGCCAACTCGTCCTCGCTTGAATCCTGCTTGTACGCCGTGGCGCCGTTTGACAGCTGAACCAGAGCGGCGCGCTTCTCGTCTACCCAGTAATACTCAGCGACCAGAACCTGGCCCTCTGGCATCCAGTGCGTGGCGCTATCGCCAATACCAGCAAGTGTGATACCGTCTGTTGCCTTGGCGTCAGGGTACTGCCGCTTGAACTCCTCCTTGCTCATCGTGTCAGTGATGAAAGCAAAGCGCATGTCGGAGCCGTCAGGCTCTCGACTGTAGGGGTCAATGTAGACGTTCAGAGCATTACGCTCACGGCGAAAGCGAATGATCTGGTTGAATGAATCGGGCGACTCGTAGTCTGTCAGGATTCGAAAATAGCCAATACCACAGGCTGCCGCGCTGTTCACTGCAGTGTCATAAGCCACATCAGCATTACTGTCGTACTCAATGTGGCGAATCATGCCCTGCAGAACTTCGGCCGTCTCTACGTCCGCACCACCATCAACGGGGTGAACTTTGATACCAGGCGTGTTCTGGCGCTGGTCATTCGTGACCTGACGCAAAAATGCTGGCAGTTTGTTTACCGTGATGCAGGGGCGGCCCTCACTATCACGCTGGCGCTTTGCCTCTGCTGGCCAGTGCTCACCAGCGAGAAAGTTCAGATCATCTAGCGCGTTGGTGCGGTTTGTTGACTCTGAATCAACACAAAGAGACATCCGCTCACGAGCCGCAGATAGGATTTCGTCTTGTTTTGGCATTACGGTGTTGGGGCTGTATTGGTTTTTATGTCTTCCAGCAGTCCGACTGCCTGCGTCAGCAATGCGATGATGTCATCCTGCTTGGCTTCAGTCGCCACGCCAGTGGGAGCTGGGCCCGCTGCAGTCTGGACGATAGGCGTAAAAACCTCTTTCCCGTCCACAACCTCACGTACAGCCCGGTTAGCTGTTCCCGGCACTAAATCAACCATGGTATTTCTCCTAACCCATCCAGCCGGCAGATACAGAGGTTTCTGGCTCTGGCTGGCTCTGGACTTCGTTTTGCAGTTGGTCGGCCACCAAGGCCAAATATCGGAATGCATCACCAGCATGGCTGTGCGCGTCATGCACTGGCGCCCCTGGTTCGTTGGTCTGCCGGTTTACGTGGCGACGGTAGCGGCGTAGATGCTCAACTAACTCCCGAACTCCTGCGCTTTCACTGTTGAAATACACCCGGGGAAACAGCATGCGGGCAGAGCGGATGCCAGACTCGACATCGGCACCTGGCGTTTGCATTGGGTTTCGGCCCATGGACCTAATGACTTCTGCGTCACTGCGTCCTGACTGATGCCGAGTAGCCCAGCCGTCATGCGGCAGCCAGTCATTGCCCCAGTTCCAGTTTGGATGCTGTGCCAGTGATGGCTGATCAGCATCAGTGATGTAGCTATCTATAGTCCGGCGCGTGTCCTCGATGTAATCAATGATGCGTATCTCAGATGCCAAGCGCTGCACAAGGATGATGGACATCGCGTCGTTAAAGCCCAGATCCCAGATCGTGTGCACCTTGAGCCGTGGGTCGTACTGCAGACGACACAAGCGCCCCTCTTCCTCAACCTTGGCAATCTCATCAGCGTAAATAGCGCCCTCGACTGCAGGGCGGCATTTGCCTTCCCAGACATGGTTATATTCAGCGGGCTTCATCGTGGCCTGTGCGTGTTGGCGCTCCATTTCCAGCACCTCTGGAAACCATGGGTTGTCGCTCCAATTGATTTCCACACTAATGCTGCCAGGAGGCGGCTCTTTGACCGCCATTACATGGATAGGGTCTGTGTCTAGCTCAGGGTTGTAGGTCGCCCAGATCTCAGAGCCAGGGCGGCGAATAGTCGGGATGAGGATTTTCAGGCTACGTAATGTAATCGCCTGCGCCTCTTCAATCCAGACAATATCAACGCCCTCGAACGACTTAATGCTGTCTGCCGTCATATCGGATAGCCCAGCAAACAAAAACTGCGTGCCGTTCTTTCCTCGAATCTCGTGCTCCAGAACCTGGTAAAACTTTTCCAACCCAAGATTAACAATCTGATCGCTCAAAAGCTGGTGGACCGATTGCTTAATGGATTTTTGCACCTCTCGTGTGCAAAGAATGCGTTTGGGTGTTCCTGCCCCAATCACCTCTAGCGCTCTTGCCACGCTCCACGATTTAGCTGATCCACGTCCGCCACGAATGAACTTATACCGGCTGGGCTGAAATAAGCAGCGCAGCTTCTCGGGAAATTCGACTTCCATGGATTACTTGAATGTGACAGTGATGCTGTGATCGACTGGGCCGCCATCCTTGCCTGTGTGTTCGATTACCTGTTTGTCCAGGCCCAGCAGTTTGGCTTTGCCCATCGTTGCAGCCACCGCAGCAGAGGACTGGGCAGTCTCAGCGGTCAGCGCAGCTGTGCGAGCTTCTTCCAGCTCACGCAGCAGGTCATCAACGGTCAGTTTGTGTCGCTCGGCGAGGTCCGCCTGTAATTCTTTTACCCTTACCGAGACCTTACCGTGTGCCAGGAGTTCGCTTGCCTTTACAGCAATGACTTCGGGCTTCATCTTCTCGGCGTTATATGAGCGCCGGTAGGCTTCGGAGGCGTTGCCCGTCTCTACATAAGCAAGGGCGAAGGCCTCCTGCTTTGGAGTCAGGGCCATGTGTGTATCCAATAAAAAACCCGCCGATCTTTCGATGGCGGGTCAGTTTCAAATCCTACGGGCGCAAAAAGGCCACCTCCAATGTATCAGTTAGCGTAGCAGTTTGCACCAACTCCATGTATCAGTTTTATGTGCCAAAAATACAGAGACGATGTTTCCGATTCCTTGATCTGAACCACCTGGCCGTTTTCTATCAGGCTTTCAAGCACCCTACGCACTCCGACCCTGATAGCTTGTCGGGTGGCCGGCGGTACGGCCTGGGCTTTTGTAACGTGCCGGACAATCTGAGCCATCCGAAACTGGCGACCGGGATGAGCCCCCATGAGAGAAATGACCTCGTTCGCGTACTTCATCCCAACTCCCTCCAAACCAAATCCTTGAACAGGCCCACGTACAGCCTGTACTCCACTTCCCTTACCCAAACGCCTGTGACGCTCTTTACCCAGCGTTGTGCGGCTTCCCGTCGCTGCTGGGCGGTCAAACCCTCAAACCTGCCGTTACGCTGTGGGTACTCGGCAATGACGATCATCTGCTCCGGGTGTGGCAGAGTCTTATGCAGCTTATCCACCTCTTCGGCCTGGCGAATGTCCACCCGCTCGCTGTTGTCGTCATCTGCGTAATGTGGGGCCATGTTGCCCACGGTCGGGCCGGTGCCACACCACCGGGCCCAGTTCCACAAGATCGAGTCAGCGTCGTAGCGTCGCATCCTTCTTCTCCCCAAAAAGCTCTCTCAATCCTTCCCGTGCCCGCTCCCGTTTTGCTTCCGGCTGCCGCTCCTGGTGCTCTTGCCGCTTCCGACGCACGAAATCAACATGCTTTGATGGGTCCTGGTACATCCAGCTTGGGTATGACATATCAAACCTCCCGCACCGAAATGCCGTGAACCTGGAGCATGAGCTTGCGCTTCATGATGTAGTCCCGCGTTCGCATGCCCTTGGCATCCTCGATTACCTGCTGACCGGTGGCAGTGTCCGTGTATCGAAAGTCCGCTACGTACTCGCATGCTCTTTCCGGCTTTCCGTCATCGCGACGCTGCTTGGGTATCAGCTCAAAACGCGGCTGCAGCTCCAAGCCGGTGATCTGCCCTGCCCGCTCCAACAGTTGGAGTTGGCTGTATCTGGTTGCTTCCCGCACGCTATCGAACTGGTGGCCGTCCAGCGTGACTTTGCGGTTCCCGTACTTGCGTTTCATGCGGCCTCCGATAACGCAGCTCGTGCCATAGCCAGCACAGCTGGGGAGCGGCCTTTCTGGTTGTCCAGAATCTTCCGAGCCCAGCCCTTCTGATCCTTCCCCTTCTGATTGAACGCTTGATGCGCCAGCTCTCGTACTTTCTTCTGCCCCTCTGCACGCACTTCTTTGGAATCCACGGGCGATGGCAAGGCAAGGGCCGGGGCAGGAATGTCTGCCCATGCGCCCAAGGCAAGCTGACTGGCCAGCGCTTTGTTCCAGCGGTTTTCCAGCTGCTGATAGGCTTGGTTCATCATGTCGTACTGCCCGACAGCAATGGCAGCGTGAAAGATCGCCGGATGTGACCAGGTGCCTACTTCTCCCTTTGCCCGGGCCTGCATGCCACGCACCGCCTCAAAGAACGCCACATCAGCCTCCAGATGCGGCCGGCATGCACGCAAAAACTCAGGCAGGCTTGGCGGCCAGTCGAACATGCGGCGGCAGTTTTTGATGCCCAAGGCTACGTCCTGCGGAACAATGCCCTCTTCGTCAAACGCTTCAGCCCAGGCATCTTTCCAGTCTTGGATGGCCTGAATATCCTTGAAGTTAGAGCGGAACTTGTTCGGGTAAATGCCGTTCAAGCGGTTGTACAGGTGATCCATCAGGCTGATACCTTCCAGCTTGGCGTGGGCCATCAGCCATTGGTTTGGCGCTTCACACGTCGATAACATCGTCGTCTCCTGGGCGTTTTCGATTGCGGTTCACGTAGGCCAGCGGGTCGAATCCGCCGCTGCTATGCCCGGCCTGCACTGAGTCCTTCGCAGGAAAAATTCCAGTCCAGCCGCGTTCAATGCTCTGCTCGATGGCAGACGCTGGGTCGTGGCCATCAGCGTGCAGCTTCTCCAGGGTCCGCAGAGAAAGGCGTTTGGCAGCATCCGTCCAGGCCTTACCGGATTTCTGCTTTCGGAACTCATCCCACATCGACCACGCATCAGCATCCAGCCAACCGGGCACCTCCACGCTTATCTTCTTTTGCGGTTCCTTACGGTTCCTTGATGGTTCCTTTACGGTTCTGGGTGCAGCTGCTGCGGGGGTGGGTGCAAATGCTGCGGGGGTTCTGTCGTTATTTGCGGGGGTTTCGTCTTTATTTGCGCCCCGCATTTCCTGCGGGGGTGCAAATGCTGCGGGGGTTACGGTGTATACAGTTGAGCGGCCCTGACGTTGCTGAGCCTGCAATGCGCCCGCATCGATCAACCACTTAATCGCATTCTGTACGGAACGCTCAGACAGGCAGGTGCGAGCTGCAATGCTGTCAACAGACGGCCAGCACACACCTTGGTCGTTCGCATTGTCTGCCAGGGATATAAGCACGGCCTTCTGTGCAGGCGTCATACCCTGCAATGGCCAGCACTCGGACATGATGATCGTGCTCATGCCGTTTCTCCATCTCGAATAGGCGCCCAGCGGGCATAGGCAGCGTCCCAGAGCGAAAACTTCAGCTCCTTGGCCGCGCCAGATTGATCAATAAACCGGTGGCAGGCCATGCAGCCTGGAACGGTGTAAATATCGTCAGCCTTGCGACCGGTAGCTTTGCCGTGGCGGGCCTGATTGCTGTGGCACGGAACTACCGTGTCGAAGCCGGCTGGGCCCAGGCAGACCCAATCAATGGCCAGGAAACACGGTTGCCCGCGGCAGGCGTCCAGCATCGACTTGTCGTGCCGGCCTGGCCGCTTCTTGGGCGCCCGCTTCTTCCAGGCCGTGGCCTTCATCGGCTTGTAGGTGCGCAGCGGGCCGCCGGCGCGCAGTGTGCTGTTCCAGGCTTTCATCGCGCCACCTCCAAGAGATCCTCAACAACCCGACCAGAATCAACGAAGTACCAATCCGAATCGGTCAGGTTGTTGATGAGAAAACGCTCAAAGTCAGAAGGAGACATTCCCGCCTGAATGCGCTGAAACTTCTTTGCCGGCCCTTTCCATGTAGGCTCTATCCCCAACAGGCTGGCGGCAGCCAAGTTATGGTGACCGTCGAGCAAAACCCGATAAGTCCTCCCTCTCAATGAGGTCTCCAAGACCCTGACAACAAAGACCTTGAAAGAAGCCGCCTTACGTTGAACCGTGCGAGGGTCAAGGAAACGCTGGGAGCTAATTAGTGGCGCATTCATGCCCCGCTCCCCAGCGAAGTCGGCGACCAACGAACGCCCTTCTCTGCCCCGAATGACAGCGCGAGCTCGATCAGCTCGGACATCTGGCGAACCGTCATCTTGCTGGTGCGCTGGCCCAGAATCACGATGCCGCCACGGATACCATGGGACATGCGGGTTTCCTGATTCAGGCTGGCCGAAAGAATGTCTTTCCACTCGTCGGCCTCCAATTTGGTGGCCACGCCGTTGACCATCCAATCAACCTGCTTGGACAGATCGGCCAGGATCGACCACATCATTGCGTTCTGGTCCAGCGACCGCGTGCGTGGGCGGATCTCCACCCTGTAGTTCTCAGGCGCTTCCGCAATCGCTCGGGCCGCGTTACGGCGCACCAACGGGTTCACAAGATGGAAAACCTGTTTATCCATGATTACCTCCCGCACTCACCCAAGCCTTGCCGGGCGCACTCACAGTGAGCGCCGATCTGAGCACCAAAAGCCAAGAAGTCCATGTAAGCGGGAGTGGTGATTACCATTCCCAAGACGTCGATGGCTATATCCATTCTGTCGATGGTCAAACCCATCTGGCCCGACAAGAATCGGCTCACCTGACTTTCATCCCAGCCCAAACGATCTTTAACGGCCGCTTTGATACGCGGATCAGTAAGCGCCTGGCGGAAGGCGCGGTCCATGCTTGGACGTTGTGGGCGGTTGTCCACCCGTGCTGCTGTGGTGGCATTCATTGGGAGTCAGTCCTATGCAAAAAGAGTTGAATGCTATTGAAAGTGGCTTCGATCAAACTGGTGAAACTGAACAAGGAGTTGTGATGACCGAAACCGAGAAAATCTTGACCCAGGCTGAAGACATCGCCCGGCGTACCTTCGAAGAACCAACGCAACAGACAGTCATGCAACTGTTTGCGCGTCTGTGTGAAGAGCAGGACAACCGAGCGTTTGAAGCGCTGGAAGAAGCATGCTCATTGCACTGAAGCGGCATCCCTCTCTTTCTTGGCAAGCTCTGGCCAAATCTGCGAGGCATCTACCGGCCTCAAAAGAAACCGGGAGACACCACTGGCCGCTTCAAGAGCAGCACAAAACCGCGCAGGAACCTGACCAGAGGCAATCCACTGCTGGACCGTCTGATAGCTTTTGGCGCCTGTAACCCTGGCAGCCTCTGTAAGCCCGCCAACCTGAGAAACAGCAATAGAGATGTTTGGGTTCTTTTCCATGCATCCGATTCTATGCTAGAAAATCTAGTGATGCAAGAAATTCTAGCATTGCTGCAAGGTTTTCTAGTGGATACATTTCTGCTATGACTACGATTCACGACCGAATTAAGAGAGCACGTTTAGATAAAGGCCTTTCCATGGAGAGGCTTTCTGAGCTTGTTGGGCTACGCTCATGGCAGTCCATCCAACAGTGGGAAAATGGAACAACCGCCCCTCAAAGGAAGAGGCTAGAGAGAGTTGCTGATGCCCTTGGGGTCACCGTCGATTTTTTGATGAATGGCGGCACTTCTGAGCAGCCGCAGGACCAGGCCTGGGCAGAGGATCATGTACCTATCCCTCTAATTGATGCGAAGGCTTCGGCAGGAAAAGGGAAACTTATTTACTCTGAAGACACCAGCAAGCTATTAATGTTCCGGCGAGATTGGCTTGTAAAGAAGGGTGCCAAACCTGATTCTGTTCTCGCATTCCCAGTAGAGGGAGACTCCATGGTAGGAATGCATATCCCAGACGAATCCGTAGTCCTTACAAACACCGCCATGCGTGATCCAATATCAAAGCGCGTGTACGTCCTGTGGATAGACGGGGAGCTACTGGTAAAGCAATTGGTGCATGAAAATGGTATTTGGCTTGCCAGATCACACAATGAAAAGCGTGCGGGTGAGCTGCCCGATATTCAGATTGATATTGACGATCGAGTCGTGGGGCGAGCTTTTTGGTGCGGGTTCGGGATTTAAACGGAGTTCTTATGAAGATTTTTGGTCTTGCGGCTGCCTGCCTTGTCCTCGCTGGCTGCTCCCATAGCTTGGCTCTAATGGAACGGGGCGGCCCTCGCGTAGCGTCAGGCACGTCCTCAGTCGTAGGAAAAAAAGTGGAAATTCAACTCGACGGGAAAACCTATAGAGGAAACTACAGTCTCGTTAAGGATGGCTACTCGACATTTACTAACGCGCAGGCCTATTCTTCAACAGGACGATTTGCCTACGGATCGGCTCAATCCTATGGAAGCTCCTCGATGGGGACCGGCAACATTATTGCCAGGTCTGATGACGGCTCTGGGATACGCTGCATATTCCAATTTAGCAGTAACTCGCAAAGTGGCATGGGCGAATGCCAGGACGATAAGGGCGGCATCTGGGATCTTCAAATCTCTCTGTAGGCCTTTTCACAAGCTCCGATTTTAAAAACACCCGCCTAAGGCGGGTTTTTCTTTGGGCGACCGCCCTACTCCCCCCCTTATTCCCTCCACTGAACGCTCAGGCGGTTCTCCATCCTTTTAAATAAATGCTAGATTTTCTTGCATACTAGTTTTTCTAGTGATATAGTTCATCCAACGCTTCACCAAGCCACACCAAAACAAGTGGCAGCGGTTCAAGGGTTGGATAGTCGTAACTGGGCGACTGAAAACAAGGCCAGGTCTGTGTGCGAGATGCTACGGGTACGTACCACCAATCACAGAATGAACAAACCGCCTGCTAACGCGGGCGTTTTGGTAAGCATCAATGGTGGTGCTTACTGAAGCGAGGTAATCAATGAATGTCCAGCAACAAGCTACCCCGATGGGCGTAGGCCTGTCAGACCACAAGGAACTGGAGATCGAGCGCGAACTGCTTTTGCAGCGCAATGGATTGTCCCAGCTTGAATCGTCAGTGGGGCGACTTCTGGAACGCCTGCAACAAGTTATGCGACCTTCGGATCCTCCCGGCGCGAACGCTTGCGGCGAACCAGAGAAATTCCCTCAAACATCACTTGGCGATGCCCTGCGCACAAATTTCAACCGAATTGATAGCCTGAACAACGCGGTATCTGACGCACTGCGCCGCCTGGAGCTGTCCTAATCCAACCCCGGCCCCTTGGCGGGCCTTATCCACCAGCGCCTTTATAGACAAGGGTACTGACGGATAAATAGGAGATAGACATGGAACACAAACACACGCCGGGGCCGTGGCTGGCGCAAGACGGTAACCATTTTGAAGCAGACTGCGTGATCACCACCCAAGACCGGCTGGATACAAGTAAAGGACCAATTGCTCAGCTAGACACTGAATTCAATGAGCCGGTGGGCGCAGAGCAAAGAGCAAATGCCCGCCTGATCGCCGCTGCGCCTGATCTGCTGGAGGCGCTAATCGATCTTATGGATGCCGTTGAGGGAGTGCCTTGTGGCCCTGAGCACAAATGCCGAGCCGCCATCGCCAAAGCAACCGGAGCCACCCATGAATAAACCAGAACCAATGCGCTGGCCCAGCGACTTTCCGGGCAAGCATGACAAACAGGAGAGCGGCGGTGACCACTGAGACAGTGCTGACTGAAAGCCAGATTTTCAACGTGATGAACGCAGTAAGTGACCTTGCTACTCATCTAGACGCCAAGGAAATCGAGCGTATAGGTCGTGCCGTCGAGAGCGCCGTACTGCAATCCCCTGAAGTGCAGCGCCTACGCCAGGACGCGGAACGCATGGATTTCATTGAGTCTCACAGGGGTTGGTTGCGCCACGTAGGAACTGGCACAAGAAGGGCGAAATGGGTGTGTTACCCGCCCACGTCCAGCTACGAGCATGACGTGTACGACACGGCGCGCGCCGCCATTGATTCTGAGAGATAAAAATATGAGTGATTCGAATGCCCTTCACCCAGAGGCATGGCTCCACCTAGGGAAGCCCTTCTTAAATCAGCAATGGAGCAGCGACGAACCGCTTGTAACCTCTGCCCAAGCTGAAGCCTACGCCGCCGCCAAGGTGCGCGAGGCGCTGGAAGAAGCGGCAAAGGTGGCCGAAAGCTGTGTTTGCTCTTGTTGCTGTTCTGATGACCAGAAATTTACGGCTCAAGATGCAGCCCAGCGCATCCGCGCCCTAATCCCATCAACGCCTGCATGACTCGCATATGAGCAGTAGCGAGATCCAGGCAGCCCTTTTTATGAGGGGCATCATCAAGGCGGCGGCACGGTTAGACGTGCGAAACGTAGGAATGACACCCGAGTGCCAGCCAGGGGCGAAGAAGCCAGAAGACGGTCTCGAAATTCTGGCGGCAAAGCACAAGGGGCGGTAACTCCCCATTCATTCCAGCAGGTATCGATCCCTGTCCGCCTTGATGATGGTGAGCAGTAAACCAGCAGGCACCGGATCGAGTAATCCGGCCAGCCAGGAGCAACGGGGATGATGTGCCGCTGGCCTCCCCGCCGCTGGCATACGGGTAGCACCCGGCAAGCCACACGCCAGCCTGAGAGCGCACAGGCCCATGGCCCGCATGGTGAGAGCGGGCACCCTCTGATAGCAGTCCTTGGCAGCCGTGTTAGCGACGGCAGCAAACCCCAACCCACCCTCCCTTACGTGTGAAGTCCGATGAAACGGTGCTTTATCCGATCAAGGGCTGCTATCAGAGGGCATAGAACCCCGAACCCCGCCAATACCGGCATTTGCGCAGATGTAGTGACGGCGGCAGACGCAGGCTAACCCTCTCCCCTTTCAATGGCGCCGGACGCGGCGCAATCCCCCCGGAGCTAACCATGAACGCTATCGCAGAGCGCGAAGTACGCGCTTACGAGCTGGCGGAGCGCCGCCGCGAAGTTATTGCACAACAGATCAAGGATTGCCTGATCGGCAAGTCCCAGGCGGTGCTGATGTCTTGGGGCCGCCCTGACCTGCCTAACATCAAAAGCCGCGCCGATCTGCTGGAAGTCATGAGCGACCAGCTTATTGCTTACGAGAAATCAGACGCAATCGGGCCTTTCCTGAAAGCCCTGCTCACCAATGACCCGGTTTACGCCAACGGCCTGAACGCCCACATCAACGCTCTGATCCTGAGCTGGGCTGACGCCAGCCACGATGCAATGACAGCGCAGGAACTGGAGGCGCTGCCGTGCTAGACCTCGCAGCTTTCATTCTTGGCATCGTCACATTGCTGGCCATCGTTTTTGGCTGCATGGGCTTTGCTTACCTAGTTTCAGAAGTAATCAGTATCTGGAGGCAGCCGTGAGTTTCAACACGAAAGAGCTAAGAAGCTACCACGCTTGGGAAGAGCGGGGCCCTAATCAGGACTTGGAGCTACTCCGAAAAGCCGCCGATCACATCGACGCCCAAGCGGCTGAGATTGAGCGGCTCAAAAAAGCCTTGCGCGTCGCAGTGCTTGCACTAGCTCACGCCACTGAGGAGCACGGGAAGGTCTACGAGCCAGCCTACGACGCAGTTCAGATCGCCTTATACGGAGACCCTGATGCCACATAACCAAAACCCCGGCTTCCCCCGCACTCGCCGCCGCAACCCTTTCGATGGTCAGGGATGCTACGCACCAAATAGCAGCACCCCGCCTTGGGGTTGGTTCCCTACCTTCGCAATCGCAATACCTGCAGTTATCACGGTAGGCGGGCTTATCGCATTCGGCCCTACCCTGGTGACTTATCTAGTTGGAGCATGACATGAGCAAAACCCACTGGAAGCAACTGGTGAACCCAGACTATCTCGGGGCCTACTCAATCCCCGAAGGTCAGGACCTGACAGTCGTTATTGATTCGGTGGCGTCTGAAGAAGTTGTCGGCACGAACGGCAAGAAAGAAATCTGCAGCGTGGCCCGGCTCAAGGGCAATAAGCCATGGATTCTGAACATGACCAACCAGAAAGCCATCGCCCGTCTATACGGTCCCTATATTGAGGACTGGCAAGGCAAGGCCGTAACCCTGTACGCCAGCACCACCAAACTGGCTGGCGAAGCGGTCGAGTGCATTCGAGTCCGGCCCCAGGTCGCCACTCGAAAGAAGCCGACTATCTCCGATGACCGCTTAGGCAATGCCATTGCCTCAATCAAATCAGGTGATTTCACGGTCGAGAAGCTGCGGGCCAACTTCACCCTGAATGCTGGGCAGGAAAAGAAACTGATGGAGGCGCTCAATGCTGAACCTGCCACCGTTTAAGATCCGGGCTTCGTCTATCGGCCACATTATGTCGGATGCGAAGAGCATCGACCCAGACCTTCACAACGAGGAAACCGAGGCGATTGCTCGAAAGAAAAAGCGCACGGATGAAGAAACGGCGATCCTTGAGGCCCTGAAACTCCAATCCCTTTCCGCCGGCGCCAAGACCTACTGTGAGCAGGTAGCTGGCGAGTTCGTGTACAGCTATGAAAAGCTGGTGACCAGCAAGTACATGGAAAAAGGCTCGATGGTTGAGCAGCAATCCATCGATCTCTACAACTCAGTGTTTTTCACAGACCACCAGAAAAACACTGAACGCCGCGAAACAGACTGGATGACAGGCGAGTGCGACATCGTGACCGCCCGGCGAATCATCGACATCAAATCAGCCTGGAGCCTGGATACGTTCCCCAAAACAGCAGATCAGGCCCACGACACTATTTATGAGTGGCAGGGCCGGGCATACATGCGTTTGTGGGATCGGCCAGAGTTTGAACTGGCATGGTGCCTGGTGGACACCCCCGACGAGCTGGTCGGCTATGAGGACGAGCAATTGCACTTCTTCGAGCATCGCCTAGACCCGCACATGCGCATCACCACCAAGCTGTACCAGCGCGATCTGGATCTGGAGGCCCGCATGGAGGTCAAAGCCAAGGCAGCCAACCGCTACATCACCCAGGTCATCCAGACCATCATCAACGAGCACAAGGGATAGGCATGGCCTCAGTCAACAAAGTCATTCTGGTGGGCAATCTCGGCCGCGACCCAGAAGTACGCTACAGCGCAGAAGGCTCGGCCATCTGCAATATTTCCATTGCCACGACTTCGCAGTGGAAAGACCGTACCTCCGGCGAGCGCCGAGAGGAAACTGAATGGCACCGTGTGGTGTTCTACAACCGTCTGGCTGAAATTGCCGGCGAATACCTGCGCAAAGGCCGCCCCGTTTACGTAGAAGGTCGCCTGCGCACCCGCAAATGGACAGGCCAGGACGGTCAGGAGCGTTTCACCACCGAAGTTATTGCCGAGCAAATGCAGATGTTGGGCGGCCGTGACGGTGGTGGCGAGGGATATGGCAATTCACCCCAGCCAGAGCAACGGCAACCGCAGGGCCAGCAGCGCAACGGCTACGCAGAGGGCACCGGCCGCGGTCAACAGCAGCGACAAGCGCCGCCACAGTCAGACAATCTCGCCGATATGGACGACGACATACCTTTTAACTGAGGCGACACGGCCTTGAGCGCCGGTTTACCCGGTGCCGTGCCGCCTACCATCGCCCTTAGGGGCAACTTCCCGACAAGGAAACCCAACCAATGAACACAGTCCAATTCGATTTGGGTGGCGGAGCCATGCTCGCGCTGCCTACCTCTACCGTAGCCGAGAAGCTGATCGGTAGCCTGAAACAAGCAACTACGCCTGCCGCAGGGCGTCACAAGATCGGTGAGTATCTTCCCGGCCAGGGTGGCGTCTATATAGGCGACATCCGTGGCGATGACGGCGTGCCGTACGGCCTGATTATCGCCGAGCCAAAGGATGTGGGTACCGCAGCCTGGGGGCCAGAAGGTGATCTCGATATGAGTGCTTGGGATGGTCTGAGTAATACCAACGCCCTGAGCGACAAATACCCTGCCGCCAAGCTGGCTCGTGATTACGAGGCAGATGGGCATTGCGACTTTTACTTGCCGTCCCGACGCGAAATGATGGTCGCCCTGGCCAACGTGCCGGATCTGTTTGAGAAATCAAGCTGGTACTGGACCAGCAGCCTGCGCGGCCCTTATCCCTGGGCGGTCGGTTTCGAGGACGGGGACGCGTGGACGGCAGCTACCGGAGCTACGAGGTCCGTGTCCGCCCTTTCCGCAGATTCGCCATTTAACGCTTTACCCCTTTACTTCGGCACAGGAGCCACCCAATGAGCACCACTGAAACCATTTCCCGCGCCCCAGCTCTCGGACAAGTCTGGCCCGAGCAAGGCGGTATCTACATCGGCCAGCGCCTGATTGACGGCGTGGCCCACCACATCATCGCCGCCGCCGGCATCGAATCCGACATTGAAAAGGTCGAGTTCAAGAATGTAGACAAGGCAGCAGCAGACGCTGGCGAGATTAACGGTCACGCTGACTGGCGAGCGCCAGAGCAAGAAGATCTGATGCTGGCCTACATCAATGCACCAGAGCAGTTCGTGCGCGAGGGCTGGGACAGTATTTACTGGTCCCGATCTGAGCATCATGACTGGCCCTGGGCGGTCGATTTCGAGTGCGGACACGTGTCCCGCGGCCACCGGGCCAACGAGTTCCGTGTCCGCCCTTTCCGCAGCATTGTCGCTTCACCCATTTAACTATTTAGCGGGCGCCAGCCCGCAGTAAAGGCATGGCACTCCACACCGACACCGCAATATACAAAGCCACTTACTCACTTTGCCAGTTCGTCACGCAGCTGGTCTCCAATATGCCCAGGAACTACAAAGCGGATTTCGGCGCGGAACTGCGTCGCCGCTGCATGGATCTGGTCATGCGGGTGTATGAGGCGAATACCTCAGACGAGCGGGCCGACATTCTGCGAAAAATGCGCCAGGAGATTGAGGCGGTGAATCTTTCTTTGCGGCTGTCAGTGGACTTGCGCCTTATTTCACGCGGGCAGTATGCCCAAGCCATCGCCCTCACGGATAGCGTAGGCAAGCAAGCTACCGGATGGCAGAAACACTCGGAACGTGCGCTTGACGCCGGTTTGCCACGGCAGACCGGACAACGCGCCTCTCAATCTGGTCGAGCCGCTGGTCCACAAGCCCACCGCCAGGCGCAACAAGGATATCGACGGCAGCAGTCGGAATGATCCTGCGCAGTCTGTCCAATGAGCCAAAGTCTCGCTGGGCCGATGTGAATAGCTCGAATGAACCTGGGCGGTCGATTTCGAGAACGGAAACGTGAACAACAACAACCGAAACAACGAGTTCCGTGTCCGCCCTTTCCGCAAACTGAACCGAGAGCTTCTATGGATACTGGCTATTCGTTCGAGTTGCTGGCGCAGGCGTATTTCTCCTGCCGGCGCTTGAAACGCAACACGACCAGCGCTTTGGTATTTGAGCAGGATCTAGAGCGCAACTTGCTGGACCTGCATGATGATCTGGTGACCGGGGCTTACAGCCCAGGCCGGTCCATATGCTTTGTGATTACTAGGCCCAAACCGCGAGAAGTATGGGCGGCTGATTTCCGTGATCGGATTGTGCACCACCTGCTATATAACCAGATCTCCGATCGGTTCTACCGGCGCTTTATTGCTGACTCCAGTGCCTGCATACCTGGTCGCGGCACCCTATACGCCGCCAAGCGGCTGGAAACCAAGATCAGGAGCCAGACACAGAACTGGAGCAAGCCGGGCTTCTATCTGAAATGTGACCTGGCCAACTTCTTTGTCAGCATCGATAAGCGTGTGGTCTGGCCAATGCTTGCCAAGCACATCCCGGAACGCTGGTGGCGCATGTTGGCCAAGCTGATTTTGTTTCACGACCCACGCAACAACGTGGAGATACGCGGGGAGAAAGCATTACTCCAGCTCGTCCCGACGCACAAGCGCCTGATGACAGCACCGCAGTATCACGGCCTACCCATTGGAAATCTGAGCAGCCAGTTCTTTGCGAACGTGCTGCTCGATGGCCTGGATCAGCATGTCAAACACCGCATTCGGTGCAAACACTACGTGCGTTATGTCGATGACTTCGTTCTGCTGCACGACTCGCCGCAGTGGCTGAATGAGGCCCTGGCCAGCATAAACGAGTATCTACCCACCCTGGGCCTGCAGCTCAACCCAACAAAGACAATCCTTCAGCCCATCGCCCGAGGCGTGGACTTTGCTGGCCACGTAATCAAACCCTGGCTGCGGCAGGTGCGCCGTCGTTCTGTGCGCACGGCAATCCACCGCATTGAAGCCATACCTGAAGATAAGTCACTGGAAACGATCAACAGTTACCTGGGGCTCATGCGCCACACCAATGGATACCGCGACAGAGCAAAGGTAAGCGCCGCTGCTCGGAAGCGTGGACATGCCATCGCCTGGGACGGAACAAAAGCCTACCGGAAACCAGCAACACCCCATAACCCCGCTTGATTTACTCAACCGGGGTTTTTCTTTTCCCACACTCAACCAACCTTAATGGAGGCCGGCAACCGCGCCGGTGTATCTATGCACTTCTTGAGCGTCTGTTCGGGCGTTGAAGCAGCTTCTGTTGCCTGGAATCCGCTGGGCTGGAAAGCAGTCGCTTTCAGTGAAATAGAGCCCTTCCCATGCGCCGTGCTGGCCCACCACTATCCCGATATTCCGAACTGGGGTGACATGACCAAATTTCAGGAGTGGCCCGATGAGCCAATTGACCTTCTTTGTGGAGGAACCCCTTGCCAGTCATTTAGCGTCTCCGGATTGCGAAAAGGACTGGATGATCCGCGTGGTAGCCTCATGCTCACCTTTGGTGCCATTGCTGCAAAATATCGCCCCAAATGGCTGGTATGGGAGAACGTCCCCGGTGTTTTGTCCAGCAACAGAGGACGGGATTTTGGAACCTTCCTCGGGATGCTGGGGCAACTCGGGTATGGGTTCGCCTACCGAGTTCTTGACGCTCAGTACTTTGGAGTACCCCAGCGACGCCGTCGTGTGTTCGTTGTCGGATGTCTTGGAGACTGGCGAAGTGCCGCAGCGGTTCTTTTTGAGCAGCACAGCTTGTCGGGGAATCCTGCGCCGAGCCGCAAAACGCGGCAAGGCATTGCCACCGATATTGCACCAAGCCTTGTCAGCTCGGGCCGAGGCGTTGAACGAATCGGCGAAACACGCGGCCAAGACCCCGTCATCGCCGTCAGCAACGATTGCGGTAACGGCTTGATCCCCCCTGTTTCTCAGTGCATTACAACAGGGACAGGGCAGCGATACGATCCCGAGACTGAGACGATTTTGCCAGTTCTCCCCTTCGACACCACGCAAATAACCAACGCTGCTAATTTCAGCAACCCAAAACCAGGCGATCCCTGCCATCCACTGGCCGCTGGAGCACATGCCCCCGCAATCGCCTTTGACTGCAAGAGTAGTGGCCAGAACGGATTTGGCATCGGCATAGAGATTGCCGGAACTCAGAGAGCGATGGCCAGCACTAGGAGCCATCAGAACGGAGGAGGCCACCAGGCCGTTGTCACCACTCTTGCCATCCGGGGTCGCGGCGACTCTCACAATCCGGAAACCCGAACAGATGGTACTGCCAATGCGCTGCTCACTCCGAACGGCGGCCGAGCCGGAATAGGAGTTGGCGCTATCCATTACGGAATGCAGGTACGCCGCCTCACCCCCGAGGAATGCGAAGCACTGCAGGCGTTCCCCCGTAACTACACGCTCATCCCCTGGCGCAAGAAATCTGCTGATCAATGCCCAGACGGCCCACGATACAAAGCGCTGGGCAATTCCTGGTGCGTTAACAACGTGCGCTGGATTGGCGAACGCATAGAGCAAGTCAACCGAATATTGGAGAGCCGGTGAAACAACAGCATTCCAACAAACCCCTGCCCCGCTTGAAGCATATTCAGCCGGGGCAATTTTTTACCCTTCGCCATGACCCGACGCCTCGGATTCTGCTGCACAAATCCAAGCATCACGGTCATTTCAATAACGGATATGCATCCCTGTGCCATGAGCTTGAACGCTCTTGTGTGGTCTGGGGTGAGAACGGATGGGAGGCCAGAGAATGACGGCTACTGTTTTAGATCCCTGCTGCGGTGGCCGCATGATGTGGTTCAACCGCCAGGACCAACGCGCCCTATTCGGGGACATCCGCAGCGAGAACCACACGCTTTGCGACGGTCGGGCCTTCAACATCACGCCCGATCTGAATATGGACTTTCGGGCCATGCCATTCCCAGATGAGAGCTTTCGTCTTGTCTGCTTCGATCCCCCTCACCTGCGTCATGCTGGCCGGGGGTCGTGGCTACGCGCCAAGTACGGAATCCTCAGTGATGACTGGAAGGACGATCTGCGCCGTGGCTTTGCCGAATGCTTCCGCGTCCTCAAGCCCGAGGGTGTGCTGATCTTTAAGTGGAATGAGATCCAGATTCCAACGCGCCAGATACTTGAGCTGACTCCACACAAGCCCTTGTTCGGCCATCCGAGCGGCAAACGCGCCGACACCCACTGGATCACCTTCATGAAAGGACAGTCATGAACACACTCCCACACAACCAGGCGCGGTCTACCCCGCAAGAAGCGTTCAACCTGCAACGAGCTGCACAGGTCTACGGCACACGCGCATTCATCCCTGTTACGTCCAAAGCCGCCCCCAATCCAAATTACCCCCAACTGAGGGAGAAGAAGCGATGA